CATGTGATTGAACGCAGCTGTGACTCTGAGTTGGCCGACACGATGGTCGTTGAGCCGATCCTGGTGGACAGCATCCAGATCACGATCCAACTGACCAACGCCGACTTGCCGATACCGCGCCCTGATGAGACGGCCTGCCGCAGTGTGTTGAAGTCAACCTGCCCCTTGTTCTGTTTGATGTGCTCGCCAATCTGTGCCAACACCTCGCGCTGCCACTTGCGCGGTCCTGCGAAGTGCTCCAGTGGCGTGCCCTTAACGCCCCACGGGAACACCAGCATCACGAACGCCAGCGGGTTGTCCTTGTACTGCGGTGCCCAGAGCCTGGCCATCAGCTCCTGTTCGTCTTCAGCCGAATAGATGGTGGTTTGCATTATTGAGCCGCCTGCTTGTGAGGCGCCAGCCGCGCTTGTAATGTTGGGTGCGGCTCGTGCGCGATCACATCTACGACGTTGGCCGCGCGTCGCTCGGCTTCGGCCAGTGCACCCAAGATGCTGATCTGCTGGTTGACCTCGACTTGCACTTGCTGCTTGGCGACCCAGTCGTGGGAATGCTTCAAAATTTCCAGCGCGGCTTTAGCGTCGCCCTCACGCGCTGCGGTGTGCAGAACGGTGGACATTTCTTGCTCACCGTCTGCTTTGCCTTTTTGCGCGGCCAGTTGCGCCATCGGGTCCAGTTCGCACAACTGCCTGAATTCTTCTGGGCGCATCCCTGCGGCCAACGCCAGCGTGTCACCTTTGAGGCCGAGCTTGGCGGCGTCGTAGATGCGGTTAAGGCGTGCCTCAGTGGCTTGAATCTTTCTGATGGTCAGCGGTAGCGATTTGAACATTGGTTCTCCATGCCTGTGGCAAGTGGCGTGATTGTATCGACATTGTGTGTTTTATTAAAAAATAAAAATTGTTTTACACGTTGCATTAAAAAATAAAAATTGTTCGTGAAGCCTACGTTTTTAGCTGGCCCTTTGGTCGGCCCTCCCTACCCCCCTCCCCCCGAGCTTTTTATTTTGTGGGTCACCGTGACTGCTCACGCCAGCCAGCTCGCCGCTTTAACTTGACACTGTACGTAAACACAGCACTGTATAAGCACAATGCGTGAGTCATTGTGGGTTATGGTTTTAGAGTTAGTGAACGCATACATAAATGCAAGGGGGAATGCGGCGGGAGTGCAAAGCGTGGGTGACTGTGGGCAGTCTGAGCACCCGTTTTAAATTGCACCGCCGCTTTAACTTCTACTAGTATTTATAACAGTTGGTGTTTATGATGATTTAGAAAACTACTACCCACAATAACCCACAGACATCTCAAAGCCTGATTACATGGGGCTTTGAGCGTGAGTCATTCATGCCCCGCGCCGTAACCCACAGACACACACACTCACCCACAAACGCCTGTTACAAACTGTTACAAATTCTTTTGCACGTAACGCTTGACACCGTAAAAGAATCCTTTACAATAGAGACATCATCAACCAACTACTCACAGGAGTACTGTATATGAGCAAAGAAATCTTGATTTACGGCCTACCAAAAGGCGAGACACGCGATTACATGGAAGACTTGTTGGCGTGCTTTCCAGTGACTGACAGCGCCGCGCTAAACATTGAGAAAGTCAAAGCCGCCGCAAGCGCGCAAGGTTGGCACTCGTTCCGTGTTGCTGGCTTTGTTCCCGGCACTAAGCCTAACTTTGCAAAGGCGGTGAACGTATGAAAACCGCATCATGGGTAATCGTCAATCTTGAAACTGATGAATCGCTTTTTGAGACGTTCGATCCGGCTAAGGTTGCGGCGCTTAACACTACTAAATACAAAGCCGTACCAATCTTGGAATGGTTGCAACATTTGAACCGCAAATACAAAAGCCAAGCTCAATGGCCCTCAATTCAAACCCTGTAACCCGTAAGGAGCAACCATGAAAGCCAAGTACTTGATTCAGATTCAGACCAATAACGCCTACATGGGCGCTACTGGTTGGTTCACCGTTCACGGCGCGCAAACGAAACCCGCCGCTGATGCGTTAGCCGCCGATTTCCGGCACGCCAGGTCAGTTACTGACACCCGCGCCGTACGTGTCATAAGCGCGGCTAAGTTCACCGAAGAAAACCGCGCTGTCAACCGCGCCGCTTTTCGTAAGGATCACCCCTCCCTTTTAACCCTTGGAGCTTAAATCATGAAACTCAAAGAAATCATTGACGCACTTCTGTTCGCCGCTTGTATCGGCGCGCCCTTTGCCGCGTACTTCATCATCTATGGAGCTTAAACCATGCAAGCAATTCAAACTCGTTATTTTGGCCCTACAAATTCCCGTGGAGCGCGTATCAAAGCTACCGCCGCCGCCGGATCGGTCACTATCTCATATCCTTACGAGTTAAGCGGCCAGGAGACGCATCACGCCGCCGCGCAAGCGTTAGCGGCGAAATTCAATTGGCCCGGCGACTTGATCGGCGGTCAACTTGCAAACGGCGATTACGCATTTGTTTTTAAAGGGTGACACCATGAACCAGTACGCCGCAACCATTGAGACCGACGATGACGAACTGAACCGCGAGACCGTTGAATATGACGCACTGAGCGCAAGTGAAGCGCAAGCCTATGCAATGGACGATCTCCAGGATAACCAACGCATTGTTGCAATTTGGCAACGCATTTATTAAGGAGCACATATCATGAAAACTTACCAGATTGAATTGAAGCGCATTTCTTACGTCAACTTAACCATTGAGGCCGAATCGCAAGATGAGGCCGAAGAAGCCGCATGGTTAGAGTTACAAACTGGCGATTTTGACTGTAACGACGCGCAATGGGAAATCGAATCTATTGAACTGGACGAACCCGCGACAGATGACAGCCGCAGTTATGGCCCGCACCACCAAGACGACGACCAGTTCTATGGCCCATCCGCACGCATTTAAGGAGTAAACACCATGATCGACTTACTTAACATTCCCGCCAGTGATGCCGAGCGCATCGCTTACGCTGAAGGATTTACGATGGCCGCCGAACTGTTCAAACGAATTGACGAGCTAGAGGCCATCAATTTAAAACTGACGCAAGAAAACGAAATACTGCGCGATGAATTAGCAGACGCAAAGTGGAGCGACGAATCATGAGCAGTTGGCGCGACGACCTCGACCTTGAACCCAACACCCATCCGACCATCGCGCACGCTTTGCACGCGATGCGAGGGGCTAGACAATGGCCCTTCCCCACTCAACCCCACTTCACAGACCGAACACCACCGCCCACCCATGATCGTCCTTTTAAGCCTGACAATCGCCGCCCTGATAGCAATCCTGCTTGACATATAAAAAAAAGCCCCTCACGGGGCTTTTTTATTTGACCCGCATAAGCGGCATTTTATTTTCGGGTTGCACCAAGTCGCGTAGCTCTGATCGGCTCTTGTTGACCATATCGGGCGCAGCGTAAATGTGTTTCTTGGTGGTGTTGTTGCGTGACTTGAGCAGACCCATATCAACCCACCCGGCCTCACGGAATGCGTGCATCAGCGCGGCTACGGGCAGCTTCATCCCCGGCGGGGCTTGACCGGTCAGACGGTCGCACAATGCTTGCCACGGGCCACCAACAGCGCCAGCGTTAAATTCACCCGCCCGCCCGCGCATTAACTCCGTCAGGAACGATTCAGCGCCGCTCATGCCTGACTCGATCATGATGGCTTTAGCGTCAGTCATAAACGGCGACTCACCAGGGTTAAAGGCGCTTACGTCACGGGCATGAAGCCACGCGGCGATGCTGGCAAAGCCCCCCGCGTGATACCAATCAATCATTTCCTTGCCCTCGCCTAAGCCCATGCGGCCAGCAGACGAGCGCACCACGAACCACCGGCGGTCATCAGAGGGCAACGTGATGGGGATCGACTCGTTAGAAAACGCCAACACGAACAGACGGTTTAAGGCTTGGTAGGGGTGTTGACCCTTGCGGTTTACAGTCAAGTATTCAGGCGGGGCGGCGATGATGGGTTTAAGGTGATTTTCAAGGGCGCGGCGGTCACGGGCCTCAGATTGGCGCAATTCTTGAAAAACCAGCATCTCACGCTCGTAAGAGTAGCCCCACTGACTCATGATGTCGGCGTTTTGGATATTCTCCACGTTAAGCGAAGTGCCGCCATCAATGGCCCACTGCATGGGCAACCACATCAAATCTTTACCCGCGCCAGGCACGCCAATATGCAGTACAGCGTGGTTAATCTTTTTGCTTGGGTATTGCACCTTGAAGGCCATCACATCAAGGACGTGCTCACGCTCACGGTCATTTGGCAAGAGGTGTTCAACATGACTAAGCCAACGCTCAATGCCGTCAGGCGACGCGCCGGACACGTCAGGGCGAGCATCGCGCCATTGGTTGCCATAGACAAGGCCATCACGGGCGCACAAAATAGTCTCCCCGGCGGCGTAGGTCAGCCCCGCTAAAACGTGAGCGCCCTTGGCTTGGCGGTTTTCATCGTAACAAACAGACGCCTCAATCTTGCGCTGCGTATGTATTGACTTACAAGAGACGTGCCGGAAAGTAGCGTTAAACGCCCCGCGCGACAGTTCACGCCGTTCAATCATGTCGAAATAACTGTCATCAGACTGCACATATGCGAAACGCTCGTACCAATCAGCCATGTCGACACGCCCTTGTTGCTTACGCTCGACCTCGGCCACGACAGCAGCAGCGGCATCAGGGTACTCGGGCGTAGGAGAGAGCTTACTCAAAGCCGACTCCATCGTCATGGCCAGCAACTCGTCACGCAGGCCGGGGGTGTGCGATGGGCCACCCTGCTCGGCCACCCACGACAAGAACGCACGCGAGCCGATGTCGCCGCAGTGGCCGTGGTAGCAGCAAAACGACCTGGTGGTGGGCAGGTAGCGGCCCTCGGGGTTGCCGTCGCTGTGGTTGTCGGAGTTGGGGCATACGACACCCGCCCAGCCCTCACGGTTGGGCAGCGACAAGAGCTTGCCGTTCTCGGACAGCCAGACCAGCACGTCATCGGTGCCAATGTCGGCCAAGCGGATCGGGCGCAGGCTGCTGGACGACTCCACGGGGGCGGGGACGACACCGAACGCAGCGCAGAGCTGCTCAAGGGTGAAGTCGCGCTCGGGGTGGAATTCAGTCAGGACAGATGCAAAGTTGTTGCGGCCAGGCTTTAAGTTGATCGAGCCGGGGAGGCGAAAATTACGCACGGGGTTGATCGCACCTCGGTCGGTGTAGCCCGCCTCGGCAATGGCCACGATAGCAGCGCTGAACTCGTCCTTGGTCGGCTGTTCGCTGAACACGTAGCCCCACTGGAACGACCCGGCGCTGGTTTCGATCTTCCACGTTGGCTCGACCGGGGGCACGTTGGGCGCTTTGTCGGGGTCGCCCACGTCATCCAGCACCATGACCAGCACATACTCGCAGTTAGCCGCGCTGGCGCTCGGGTGACCGTCCTTAAAACGGTCGATGATGAAGCTGGCTGTGTTGCCGTACCAAGCCTGATCGTCCTTGCGGCGGTGGCTGGGCATATAGGCTGGCCACGTCGCCTTGATCGCGCCATCCTCGTGGTACTGATACTGGCCCTCTTTGAGCGACGGCTTCTGGCGCACGCACAAAAATGTTTCACCCTCTGGGGCAAGTCTGGTGAGGTGGTCAATGAAATCTTTCATGCTTTTCTCCTGAGGTCTTGTTGGGCAAACATTTTTTGCGCGGTAGCGCCATTTTTTATGCGGTGCCAGAGCGTGTCTGGACGGATGCGAAACCGCTCGGCGGCTTCTGCCAGCACCATTGGCCCTTCAGGAGTTTCTACCCATATATTCGAGCGACGATTTCTATTGTTTTGCTTAGTGGTAGCCCAACGGCAATTTTCCGGGCTGTAACCTTTGCTGTTGTCGATACGGTCAATCTGCATTCCCTTCACGAAAGTGGGAAACATGTCTTCGTAGAAATTGGCAAATGTTTGCCAACGGTCGCATACGGTTATGCCGCGCGCGCCGTAATCTTTGTACGCGGCAAAATTTGGGTTAGAGCACCGATAGCGC